CGACAGCGAAGCGTTTGACCGCTACGAACTGAAGATGCAAAAGGGCGCACTCGGACTGATCGTCGAGTGGGCGGACGCGATCCTGTTTGCTCAGGAAGAGACCGCCATCAAAAAGGAAACGAACGGTCAGGCCATCCGCGCTCGCGGTGTTTCAACCGGCCGCCGCATCGTCAACTGCAACGCGAAGCCGAGCTTCATCGCGGGCAACCGCTACGCCCTGCCCGACGTTCTGCCGCTCGACTGGAATGCGCTCATGGGAGCGATGGCGCCCATCGCGGCCGCTGCGTAATCAACCAGTGCGTTGAATCGCACGCTTTCAACCTACCCGTTTAACCCGAGGAACCAAGCAATGGCAAACATCAGCAACCTGTTCAACCCGGACGCCGAAGCGCAGGCCGATTTCTCGGCCATCCCGACCGGCGAGTATCCCGCTGTCATCGTCGACAGCGACCTGAAACCGACCAAGGCCAACACCGGCCAGTACCTGGAACTGGTGCACGAGATCACGGCCGGCGACTTCAAGGGCCGCAAGGTGTGGGCGAACCTGAATCTGGACAACCCGAGCGTGAAGGCGGTCGAGATCGCCAACCGCCAGATGGCCAGCATCCGCGAAGCGACCGGCGTGCTCAACCCGACCGACAGCCAGCAGCTGCACTACAAGCCCATGACGATCCGCGTCGAGTTCATCCCAGCCGGCACCACGCAGGGCAACGGCTACGTCACCACGCGCGACGGCAACGAGATCAAGGCGTGGAAGAAGGCGGAAGGCGCGGTGGCGAGTGCGCCGACGCAACAGCCCGCCGCCAACCAGACCACCGGCACCGCCACGCCGCCGTGGCAGCGTAGCGCGGCCTAGGTTTCATGGCGTGAGCATCGCACCAGCGCACGGAAGCGCGACTCCTGGGCTTAGCCGGACGCCTAGACGATGCACCGGCACTCATCCACAAGGCGGGCCACTACCCCTCAGTAGCCCGCCGCAACCCTTCGAGAATGTGATGGCACTGTTGCCCGACAAACCGAAAAGCCAGACCGTCGAAGCGATCTATTCATGGTGGACGCAGCGCCTTGGTCGCGTGTCGCGCCGGCTTGGCGCGAGCCAGATTGGACAGGAATGCGAGCGCCGCCTTTGGTACTCGTTCCGCTGGGCCCCGATGGGCGAGTCGTTCGACGGCCGCATGCTGCGCCTGTTCAATCGTGGGCACCGCGAAGAGCCGCTGTTCGTCGAAGAGCTGCGCGGCATTGGCTGCCAAGTGCACGACACCGACCCGAGCACCGGCGAGCAGTTCACGTTTACCGCTGTAGGCGGCCACTTCGTCGCCAAGATCGACGGCGTAGGGCTCGGCATTCCCGAGGCGCCCAAGACATGGCACAACCTTTCGTTTAAGACCATCAACGCAAAGGGCCACGGCGCTCTGGTGAAGAATGGCGTGCAGAAAGAGAAACCAGAGAACTGGGCGCAAAACCAGATCGAAATGCGGCTGTCTAGCCTCACGCGCACGCTGTACCTGAGCGCGTGCAAAGACGACGACAGCTTGTACGGCGAGCGCATCCACTACGACGCCGCCGAAGCCGAGCGTCTGGAACAGAAAGCCGAGCGGGTGATCTTTTCGCCCGAGCCACTGCCCGGCATCAGCACTGACCCAGCCTTCTACAAATGCAAGTTCTGCCCGGCGTCTGCTGTCTGCCACACGACGACGTTGCCCGCCGTATCTTGCCGCACCTGCCTGCACGCCACGCCCGAGCGCGACGGAGACGGCCGGTGGAGCTGCGCGAAGTACGGAGCGGACATTCCGCTGGACGCGCAGCGTCGCGGTTGCTCGGAACATTTGTACATCCCTGCCCTGCTGAAGCGGTGGGGCGAGGCTACCGACGCATCGGCCGAGGAAGGCTGGGTCGAGTACACGGCCGCTGATGGCTTCGTGTTTCGCAACGGGCCGCGTGGTGTGGGTTGTTTTGAGTCGGCTGAACTGGCGGCGGCTTCGCCGGCTGAAATCCGCGACGAGGAATTGAACAAGGTCCGGCTCGCGTTTGCGGGGCGGTTTATTGAGCATGTGGAGATGGGGGTGGCGGCGTGAGTGAGATCAATACAGGTGGGCGCGCTTTCCCGTGGTGCGGAGACTTGAACGAGACGCCGCATATCGGCCTCGGCATGACCTTGCGCGATTACTTCGCAGCGCATGCCCCGATCACTTATCGGGATGCGTTCGACATCCTGGATCAAGAGATGGAGTGCGTTGGGCCGTGGCCGGTTATGCGTGTCCTTGATCGCCTTGCAGAGCTACGCATGGATTATGCCAACGCCATGATCGCCGCCCGCGAGGCCAAGTCGTGACCACCGAACACCCCTGCGGCCGCATCGGCCTGCAACCGATCACGAAGTGCGCCGACCGGGCCGCCGAAGTGATTTCCAACGCCCGCGAAAAGCTAGCCGTGTGCCTGTCGCCGGAAGGCTTCGTCACAGTCGAGGCGATCGAACACGCGATTTTGGCTGAGATGGTGGACGTGTATTCGCCCGGCAGTCAGTTCGCGCTTTGGCGCCAGATCGAAACCGACCTTACCGACGCCTGCCAAGAGCGCGGCATTACCGGCGGGCGCGGGCATCGGCATCGGGTTATTAGTCAGAGGCGGGCGGCGTGACCATCGTATTGCGCCCCTACCAATCCGCCGCCCTAGCCGCCTGCTGGGACTACCTCCGCAACCGCCCCGGCAACCCCGCCCTAGTGCTGCCGACGGGTGCAGGCAAGTCGCCGCTGATGGCTGCGCTGGCTCGTGAGGCGGTCGAGAACTGGCAGGGGCGCGTCGGCATCATTGCGCACGTCGGCAAGCTGGTTAAGCAGAACAGCGAAAAGCTGCGTGCGGTGTGGCCGGATGCTCCGATGGGCATTTACGCGGCTGGCCTGAATCGCCGTGACCGCTTCGACAAAATCCTCGTGATGCAGATCCAGAGCGTCGCGAAGATCGCGCACATGCTTGGCAAGTTCGATCTGCTTTTGATTGATGAAGGCCACCGCGTTGCGCTGAAGGACGAAGGCCGCTATCGGATGTTCATTGCCGCTTGCAAGGCCATCAACCCGGCGTTGCGTGTCGTGATCCTGACGGCCACCGCTTACCGCCTGCAAGGCGTGGCGGTACCTATCTGCGGCCCCGACTACATCGCCAACGAAGTGGCCTATGAGGCGTTTATTCCTGACCTGATTGCAGACGGCTATCTGTCGAAGCTGGTCAACAAGAAGGGCGGCGAAGTCGCTGATCTGTCGGGCGTCCGCATCGTCGGCGGCGAGTACGTCGAGAGCGAACTGTCTGACGCCATGATGGCGGACGGGCTAGTGCAGCGAACGGTCACGTCCGTTCTTTCGCTCGCCCATGGACGCAAGTGCGGGATCGTGTTTTGCGTTGACGTCAAGCACGCCATTGCAGTTGCTGACGAACTGAAGTCACGCGGCGAATCTGTCGCTGTGGTCTACAGCGGAAGCGCTGGACAGACCGAGGCGTTCGAAGGCCACGAAAGCGGCAAGTATCGCTGGCTTGTGAACGTCAACATCGCGTCGGAAGGTTACGACAACCCGATGATTTCGGTGGTTGTGATGCTTCGCCCCACGAAGTCCCCCGGCTTGATGTATCAGCAGATCGGGCGCGAGTTCCGCATCATTTACGCGCCAGGCTATGACCTGTCGACGCGCGATGGTCGCCTCGCTTCCATCGCGGCTGGCCCTAAGCCTGATTCGCTGGTCTTGGACTTCGCTGGCAACCTGCTTGAGCACGGCCCCGTTGACGCGATCAAGGTGCGCAGCGCGCGCCCTAAAAAGGCCGCTCATGTAGAGCGCGGCACGTCGAAGGAATGCCCGAAATGTCAGGAAGTCGTGCCGATGCAGACGCGCGAGTGTCCGGGTAAGGATGCGAACGGCGAGCGTTGCACGCACACATGGGGCAACGCCGACCCCGCGCACTCTGACCGTCCCGTCGACGCCCCCGTTCTTTCAACGGACCGCGAGCGCGTCGTTAACGAGCACCTTGTGCATTCCGTCAACTACGCGCGGCACGAGAAGCCCGGCAAGACGCCAAGCCTGCGCGTTACATACCAGTGTGGCATGCGCCGCTTCAGCGAATGGGTGTGCATCGAGCACGCCGGCATGGCGCGCGCTAAGGCTCTGCGCTGGTGGCAGGCGCGCAGCAGTGAACAGCCGCCGCGCACGGTCGAGGAAGCATTGCCGCTGGCGTGGAAGCTTCCCAGCCCGCTGTCTATCACCGTCGATGAAACAGGCAAGTACCCGGAGATTTCGACTTATGAGTTTGCCGAACAAGGCGAGGCGGGAGTGGATGCTGGAAGCGGCGAGGGAAGCGGAAGCGGCGATCCAAGCCCTGCCCATCCTGACGCCGTGCAGCGACTGCGAAATGTTCCAGGCTGGCTGGTGCAGGCAGTGGAAGCAACAAGTGCCCGAAAGCGCGCAGCGTGATGGGTGCGTGGAGTGGGTCGAGGCAGTTCCTTTTTAACAACAACCCCCGCGCCTCGGCTTGATCGGCGCGATTCGGAAGGGAGAGTGAGGATGAACGAGTGGAATCGCAAGGAAGTTTGGAAGCGTGAGGGCAAGAACTTCATGGTTGAAGTGTCACGCCACGAGGTGCGCGTGGACGCCTCTGACTGCTATGACAGCGAAGGCCCGCACCGCTGGTGCCTTTATGTCTACGTCTACCCAAAGCATCCGGCGTTCGCGCAGTTCGATGCGTCAGGCCAGATGTACGACCAGCCCTCGTTCGGCATGCATCG